CCGCTCATGTCGATATAGTCGGCAGGCTCGGTGACGTACCACATTCCCGCGTACTCGCCTTGCTCGGCTTGTGTCGGCGTGTCCCATCGCTGCGTGCCGCCTTCGGGCCAGCCCTCAGCCTCAGCCACGGCATCGCAGAGGGCTTGGGCGTCGTCTTTGGAGTCGTAGAGGTATTTCATGTGGTCGGGACCTCTTCTTTGTAAGGGTAGTCCTTTTTCGTCGGGAGCTGGTCTTCTGGCTTGTAGTACCAGTCCTCCCAAGTATATGATCTCGTGCGTGTGGTTCTGTCTGCGTTTTTCTCTTCAGCTTTCTGCATGGCTCATGTGTTGGGTTGAGTTAAACTGTCGGCGGCTTATTTTTGAATGGGTGGTCGGGGGGAAGCTTGTCGGTAAGGCTTGTGGGGTAGTTTCGATCTATTTTGTGAGCTGCCCACCCCTCTACAAGTTCAGCATCAGACTGTGCAGCGGCACCCTGCGCATGGCCATATAGATAACCAGCCCCATCTGTGTTAAATCTGGTCCTAAACCCAGTCAGAGATCCCACTTGAACAGCTGAGGTACTCTGCATAGGGCCATCATAGACCCCTGTGTCTTTTTGGCTTCCGTTGCGCCTGCCAAACAGCCCATTCGATGTATACCTCAAAACGAGAAGCTGAACACCAGACGAGACGCTTTCTCCCGCGACCGTGATCTCGCTCTCTGCCTGCACGCGCCAGTTATAGGACCCGCGATCTACAAAGATGAGCGCTCCAGTGTTGGTAGAGGAGCCATCCGATAGGTCAATAAATCCTTCTTCGTTGCGGTCAGAGTTTGTCTCTACTACAGCCCAAAGAATAATATCGTCGCCACCAGAAGAGAGATCCCCCTGAAGGTTGTCGTCGCTCCCATCGAAGATTACCGCATCGTTGCGCTCAGGCTGCTGGCTCGCAGACCCCTGGTTAACATGGTGCTGATTGCCAGAAAGATCCCCCCACCGCTCCACGTAGTCCGTACCCTCGTCCGTGCGCAAGTCGAAGTCCGAGTCCACCGCGTCGAGCCAGAGGGCGAGGTCGGAGCCGAGTTCGGCGGGAGTCCAGAGCTGAGACTGTGGCTGCTCTACGACAGTTGTACCGCTTAGGCGCCACCCACAGCCGTCTCTCCCGAGAACCGCCCCTTTACCGCCGTCGTGCCGCTACGTCGACCCTCTACCTCCGTGGTTCCCATCAGTCATCCTTTGGCTTTGTGAACTCAATCTCGCGCTGCTCAAGGGTCTCTTCGTTCCCGTCTCCGTCAACCGTGACCGTGAGCAGCGTGTAGCGTCCGGCGCCAAACGACTCGTCTGAGGCTCTGATCGTGAAGCCGGTGATCTTGCTTTGGTCAGTCCCGCTCTGTGTCGTGCCGACTTGGTGGCGCGTCTTGTCGCCTTCGACGATGTACCGCTCCACGTCGTACCCGGTCAGGTCTTGACCGGGCGTGAACGTCAGATCGTACTCGCGGTCGGTCCAAAGCGGGTCGTCGTCGGGGCCGCCTATGATCGCTGACATATCAGTAGATACGGTTGTTTTATCCTACGAGCGGGCCATCGGTCGGGGACTGAGCGGCGCGGTCGCGTTTCGCCTGCACGGCCTCACGCACGGAGGCGCGGTCGGGGTCCTGCCCCTCGGACTGGAGGTAGGACACCACGGCGTCGGTGGCCTCTTCCACGCCGACCGGCAGCGAGAGGGTGCCAAAAATGGCCTTCACCAGCTGTTCGCCGCTGTCGCTGTACGCGCCGCTGTAGTCGGTGGGCCAGTCGACCTCTTCGTTCAGCTCCTGCCCGGCGTTGCGGGCGTCTTCGGCCTGTGCCACCAGCGGCAGGATCGACTCCTCGGCAGACTGCACCACCTCGGCGAGCACAGACATGGCCGCTGCCGGTCCAGAGCGGGCCCGCTGCTCGGCTTCGGTGGCGCTCATCTGCGTCGAGGCTTGGTCGAGCGACTGGTACGCCGCCCGGTACAGCTCCTCCCGCTTGCGGGTCATGGCCTGCCGACCGGGCTCCAGCCCCTCGGTGCCGACGTTGAGGCCCTTGTGCTCACCGGCGCCCTTGTGGTACTCGACGGCAATAGCGCCCTTCTTGAGGGCGTTCGTGACCGCCTGCTTCAGCTCGTCGTCCCCGCCGGTGGCAATCTGCAGGAGCCCCTGCAAAGAGTTCGTAAGGGCTGCGTCGTACTTGCTCTCCAGCCGGTACAGGGCGCGGTGGGCGCGGGCCACGGCGAGCCCGAACCGAACCCGCCACGGAAGCGTGACCTGTACGGCGGGCGGGGCCGGCTGCCCGTCCCGCATGAACGTCCACCCCTCGTCATTCTCGTAGTAGCGCCCCTCGTCTACGAGCTCGTCCTCCTTGCCGGCATCGTCGGACTTGACGTACACCTCGTACCCGCCGGGGTAGTATACCGTCCACGCGTCTTGGGCCTGCTCATCTGCCTCGATGGAGGAGCCGGTCGTTCGGGTGCCCTTCAGAATGATGGCCTCGGATGTCGAGCGGCGCACCGCCTGCGGCTCGGCGATCATGAGCCCCTGTGCGGGGTCCATGATCGCCCACACCTCGTGGTACGCCACCAGCGCCTCGGTCAGCTGGATCAGCTGCACCTCGTAGCTTTCGCCGCTTGGCCCCACGCTGGCGCGGTACTCCTCCGATGCGGTCACGTCGCGCTCCACCTCATCGGAGCGGCCAAAGAGCTCCCCCACGAGGCGGGAGACCAGGTCCCGCGTGTACGGCCGCCAGTCGGCCATCTTCTTCCTCTTCTTGAAGGCGCGGTCGGCCTCGTAGGCGCCCCGGTGCAGCACAGACGTGACTTTCTCCCCCGTCAGCATCTTGTGGATGAGGGACCAGTCGGCGCTGTGCCGGTCGTATCGTACGTCGGTGGCCTTGGTGATGGGCATGGCGGTAGCCGTGTGTTATCGGATCACGGGGTCGTCAGTGAAGAGGCTGTCGTCGATGCCGAGCGTCGTGTAGAGGCCGTAGCGGTCCCGGTCGGGGCAGTGGTCGCGCTCCTTCTTCGGCTTGTCTTCGCCTCGCTGCTGCGCCTTCTCGTCCCACACGTAGCTCTGATACTCACGGATCGTGTGCTCGCAGGACGGGTTGATCGTGTACCGGTCATCCCCCAGCATCGACGCCACGAAGCGAATGCCGTCCAGTACGGCGTTCTCTGCGGGCTTTACGCGAAGACCGTGCGCCTCACAAGCGGTGATGAAAGATGCCGCTGACGGGTCAACGACTACCCAAAAGTCCTCCTGTTTTAGCTGATCGGGGATGAAGCCCAGCAGCTCCTGCACGTACTGTTCATCCGTCTTCTGCTTACCGTCCCGCCCGCTGTGGTAGTATTCGTCGAAGCAGTGGGCGTGCGGCTTGTCGCTATCGCCGTGCCAGTATCCGTGCAGAGCGAACGTCGTTGGATTGGATGTCCCGTAGTCGATCGGTACCCGCCACGTCTCGACCTCGTCCAAGTCGATCGGGCACTTCTGCACGTGCCGGGACTCCGAGAACATCGAGTACACCGCGCCGGCGGCCAGCACCCACAGGCCCTCGATAAACCGCTGGTACCACATGCCCGTGTACTCGGCTTTCAGGCTCTCGACGTAGCTGTCGTCGAGGAAGATGTTGTCCTCCAGCCGGAAGCGCCATTGCCGCAGGTCAAGCTCGTCCTCACGGCTGAGGAAGTCCTCCCGAAGCCAGTGGTACGGGCTGTCGGGGTTGGTGCTGCCAAACAGCTTGGCCCCGGCCACCGACATGCGGGCGAGCGTCTGCCGGAAAAACGACTCCGGCATCAGCGTCATCTCGTTGCACAGGGCACCGGCCAGGGTCATCCCGCGGATCTTGTCCTCGGCCCGTTCGTCGTTGGCGCCTTCCAGCTCGACCCGGCGGCCGGCAATGTCGGCCTCCTTCTTTCCGAGGCTGTACTCGATCAACGGACCAAACCAATCCTTCAGCGGGCGCAGCACGTTGCGTTCCAGGCTCTTCATCGTCTTCCCGGCCATCAGCAGGTCCCCGCTCGGCGCCGTGTTGACGTACTCGAACCAGCGCAGGATTTCCAGGGCCACTGTCTTGCCGGAGCGTACCGGCCCGTGAGCGATGTTCAGGCGCGCCGTAGACTGGGCAAAGGCCCGCCGCTGCTGCGGGCTCACGAGCGGGTCTGTGCCGCCCACATCGCTGCCAAGATGTACGGCGTCATCGCTCATTCCATTTCAGGCGATTCGTAGTCCGGCGCGTCCTCCCGCATCGACGCCATGCGGCCGAGTAGCTTGTCGAGCTTCTCCGAATGGTCAGCAGGCTGGTCCTTGAGGATTCGGTACTTCTCCCGGATCAGCTTCCGAAGCTCCTTCTGCACCCGCGTCAGCCCGTCCTCGATGCGCTGGATGCGCTCAATAGCGTCCTCAAAGGTCTCTCTGGTAATGTCGATCGGTCCCTCTCCGGCGTGCCCCTCTTCGGTCTCCCGGCTCACGAGCGTCATTTCCTCGCCCTTGATGCGGTCGATCCGGGCCATCATGCGGCGAATCCGGATGTTGTGCGTCCGGATCTGCTCGTTCACCTGCGACAGCGCGTCGGTGTCGACGGCGTGCCACAGCTCCTGCTCGTCGTCGTCCAGCTGGTCGAAGTAGATGCTTTCGTGCTCTCCCGTCGTGACGGCGTTGCTGTTGCCCTCGGGGGCGCCGGTACTCTCGCCCCCGTGCATGTAGCAACGGCCGTTCTCCATCGCCCACGCCTCGCAGGCCGATCCATCTTTGCATTTTGCTCCGCACTTTTCAGGCACAACGCATGGGGTTGTTTTGCGGTTTAGGCGGTCTCTACTTGTCGCCGCTTGTAATCAGAACGCCCCGATCAAAGTCGATCTGCGCCTCTTGCACCGGCACGTCGTGGATCTCGCAGACGGTTTGGATCAGGTCCATTCGGCGCTGCCGGGTCCGCTGAAACGCCTGCTCGGCTTCTTTCAGGCGCTCGGTGGTCTTGTCGGGGAGGTCGATGTTGTCGGGCATGAGTAGTGTATGTGATTGCGTTCATAGGTGCGTCGCCTGCGCTCGTGCTTCCGCTTCTGCTTCGGGTCGGGCCCTTGCCGCTTGCGGAGCAGCGTCTCCAGGATGCCGAGGCGGCGTTGTGTTGTCTTATCGGGTCGCTCCATCGGCTCAATGACTTGTGCAAGTGTCACCACGTCGCCCGGACCGGCTGCCACCGAAGGCCGACCGTGACGCCTCTCGTGTCGGCCGCAAACGTGTACCCGGCGGTGAGCGCCCAGTCCCGCCACCGGAGTCCGGCGGCAGGGGTCGCTTCCATGCCGTGAGGAGTCGTCCGAATCTCCACTTCCGGCCAGAGCGCCCACTCGGCACGTCCGGCCGTG